GCATCCATAGTGGTGCCGAAATACGGTGTGAACTGATTTTCGCGGAGGAACTCTACCCAGAAGTCACTTTGCCATTGTATTGGGGTTAAGCCCGGTCTTGCCGGGGTTAGGATCATGTCAGCCATTGTTTGGGGTTCCGCATTGGGATTGCGGCCCGCTTCGACGACCCGGACTCGATAGGTCGAACCGCCCGCTTGTTACGACCCGGCTACGGTCGGACACCCGCTGAGTTCACCCGGCGACGGTTAGCCCCACTTCGACGACCTGGGACTGGTCGAAACGCCCGATTGCCCCCGGCTACGGGGTAGGCACGGCACGTCTTAGTAACGCACTGAGCCGCCTGCGCCGTTGGGCCGCTTGCGGTTCTGGACGACACTGAGCACGTCCTCGAGGCTCGGCTCGCCGGTCCATGCCCCCGCCGTGCGTCCTGCGACGCTGCGCGCGGTGCCAAGCGATGGCTGCATGCCGGCCGCTGGTGATGGAGCTGGCGTGGCCTTAGCCTCGGCCTCCCACTTCACGCGCTCCTCGGCCAGTATCTTCTCGCGGTATGCGGCTGGATCGTCACCGACATCGCGCACCAGGCGCAGGCGGTCGACCTCGCGGGTGAGCCAGGCATAGGGATGCGGCTGGCTGTAGAGCTTGCCGAACAGCGTCGGGTCCGCGTTGGCCAAGTTGCGGAACTCAGCCACATATTCCGACAGCTTCTCTGCCCCGATCTTATCCGCCAACATCATCTCGGAGTTGTTGAGCCGCTCGTTGAGCAGCGCGGCCTGCTGCTGCTGGACGACGTGCTGGGCCCAGCCCTGCGGGTTGGTGGCCGGGTCTGGCGGCGGCTGTGGGGGCGCCTGCGGCTGCGGTGGTGGGGCTGTCGCGCGGCGCTGGGCCTCATCGAACTGGCGCTGCAGCTCCTTGTGCTTGGTCTCAGCCTCGACCGCACGGGCTTTCCAGTCCTGGCGGCGTTGGCGTTCGCGCTCCAGCACCTGCTGCGGGATGTACGACTTGCCGTCCTGCTCAAGCCGATCGGTCGGCTCCGCATCGGCCTCGTCCTCGGGCTCTGGCTTCGCTGTGGCGGGCTTAGCGGCCGGCTCGGCCTTTGCCTCGGGCTTCGGTGCCGGCGGCTCTGGCGCTGCCTGCGGGGCTGGTGCGGGGGCGTCTGTGACGGTCGCGGTCTCGCCCTTGAGGAAGCTCTCAAGTTGCTCGTTGGCCATGGTGATCCTCAGAGATGCGTGTTGGTGGCGATCGACCCCGTGCCCGGTTCGTCTGGCAGGCACGGGGCGCCGCCTTCGGCCTCACCCGTGGGAGGAGTTCTCGGCCGTCAGTTCAAGTTCAGATGGCAGTGGCGGCAGCGTGCGGGCGCCTGGACGCAGCGGTTGTGGTGGTCGCTGGCGGGGTTCCGGCGTCGGCGCCCTCTGGGGCTGCTCCCGCATCTTCGGCAGCTTTAGTGCCTGCGTCTGCTTGGTGACGCTGTATTTGGAGCGCCCCATGAGCCGCCCGATCAGCACCGGGCCGAGGCCGTTCTCCCAGAGTTGCCGCAACAACGTGCGCTCCTCGTCCGTCCAGGGCGTCGAGACGACGTGCTTCATGCTGGCTGGCATGGCGGCGCTCCGCTGTGCTAGGATGGCTTCCGCAATAAGTCCGAGAACTTCAGCGCCCCGTATCTCCCGTGTGAGACGGGGCTTCTTTTTGCCCCTGCGCGGTGGCCAATTGTGGCAACTGGCACTTTGCTACTCGGCAGGCGTCAAAATGGGCATTTTGAAGAGTAGAGGGTGATCATGTCTATGCCAGGATCGGCGTTTCGCCAGCCAGACGATATTGATGACATGCCACAGCCGTGCCCTGAATGCGCTGGCAGCGTGGATCAGGAAGCGACGCATATCAGCCTGCTGGCAGCGCCGATCCTGGGGCCGATGCTGGCGTCATACCTGGTCGCGGGGCGAGGCGTCACGGAGGCTGGCCTAGCGCATCTGCGGGCGACAGCGATCACCCAGGCTAAGGCGCTATGGCAGGACACGTTGGCTGGCGACGCGTGAGGGGCAGGTTGATGAGTAGGAGGCGGCTACTGCCTCGTCAGGCACGCCGACAGCAACTGGTTGAGCACGTCGGCGGTGTGCTTCGCCCGTGCATCCACGAACCACGCCAGAAAGCCCAGCGCCATCACGTTGCAGAGCACCAAAGCTAGGAACTGCGGGCCCAGCCCGTGAGTGACCGACTGCCCCAGCTTGATCGCCGCCTGCACGACCGTGGTGTGGCCGTGGCCGTTGCCGTTGGGCGGAGCCTCGGCCATCAGGCCACGTAACGCCCTTGGTCATCCCATTTCTGCCAGCCAGGCGTCGACGGCGTGAGAATGGCGATCGCCACCGGCTCTCCCAGCGTCATCGGGTCGCCGCCACCATACGTCGGGCACGGATTGTCGAATGCGAGGTAGTGGTCGCCGTTCTTCCACAGCCACAGCCTGGTCGGTTCCTCGCTCATCAGGCTCGCCGCTGACGCACCAAGCCAAGCCCGAGCAGCCCGACGCCCAGCAGCGCCAGCGTGGCAGGCTCCGGCACCGCGCTGGCGCTGAATGTCCCCGACACCGACGAGGTGAACGAGCCGATGCTGGTGCCAACGATCTGGAATGCCGGCGTGATGCCAGCGAACGCCAACCCCACCGCGCTCGGATTGAACAGGTCGGTGATCACATCGGATGTCAGCGTCAGGCTGTCCGGTGGGGCACCAACGGCGAGCGCGCCACCAGCACCACTGCCGAACGTCACGTCAGCGAATGTGCCGCTGAGGTAGTTCGTGCCGCCGCCGCCTGCCGCGCTGGTAATGCTGAACGTGCCGCTGAACTTCTGCGCGGATCCACCAAGGATCGGTTGGGCGGCGCCCACCGAGGCCGCACTGAGGTCGAAGAAGGCCGCAGTCGGGCTGCCATTCTCGATCTGGGTGATGCTGATCGACGCATCAGTCGCGCTGAGCGTCGTCGCATCCTGTGCGGCATTCTCGACGGCGCTGATCGGCGTCCCGGCGGTCTGGCCGAACGAGAGAATGACCGCCGCATAGGCCGGTGCGTGGAAGAAGCAGGCGCCAGCGATGATGCTGACGCCTAGCAGTGCGTGTTTCATGACGTGAAGCCCCTGTGTGTTTGTTGTCATCTTGCTTGCCCAGCTGGAGCATGTCTCGCGGCTGCTTGTGTTGCATGCCTGCAGAGCGCCCCAACTGATGCTGGCAATCGGACGCCCCGGCCAGTAGCGGCAAGTGGCGCAATAGCGCCCGGTCATGTCGTCACTTAGGCTGTGCGTGTGGCGGCAGCGGCATCCCAGGGCGCAGCGAGGGGTCAACGCTCACATACTTCCACCCAAGACTTGGGCTGTAGCAGAGCATCCAGAACGTCTGCGATGGCAGCGCGTTGTCGATCTGCCCGCCTTGCCCGCCAGGCAGCCCCTGATCGGGCCGTGGTGGATTACCGGGCATCGGCCCGCCGCCGGGATGCGCACCGCCTCCAGGCAGGCCCTGGTCAGGCCGCGCGGGGCGACCAGGCGACGGCCAGATGGTACCGGGCTGGACCGGCAGGGAGTTGTCTGGCCCGATCGGCACGATGGGGTTGCCACCAGTCGGCGGCGGCCAGATGCCAGGTGGCGCTGGCGGCAGCACGATTGGAAGCGATGGGCGGTCGCTGCTGATGCCATACCCAGGATCCACATCGCCCTCGGCGCCTGGCAGCTCATTGCTCGGATAATTGCTCCCGACGCTATCAAGCGTCAAAGCCCCGCCAGTCACGCGAAATGTTGGCATCAGATGTCTCCATGTGTTGATGTCGTTGCGTGTTGGACTCGACCGTGCTGAGATGGCGGGACCGCGTGGTGCAAGGCTCGCGGGAGAGTAGCCGGGCGGTGACCGCCAGAAGCCGCCCCTACTCGCTATCCGGCCCTGTCGTCACGCGACGGTTCGGTGGCAATCGCGATGCGCTTCCAGCCAGCCTCACACTGAGGGCAATGGATGGCGCGCATCGAGGCGATGACGACCATGGCAGGCGCGTCCATCACCAGGTCGTGCATCCATCTGTGGTGACAGGCCAAGCAGAGAAACGGGGTGTTCTGCAGGATCATCCCATCACGTTACCGCGGTGATCAGCAGCACGACCAGCGCCAGAAGCAGCCATGCCAGGGCCAGCGCGCCGTGGCTCACTCCGCAGCCTCCGCGAACAGATCGGCCATACGCTCGTCCTCCGGGTCAGCGGCCGGCACATCCACGAACAGCGGCGCGTCGTCCCGGCAGCGCTGCATGGCCATCTCGGTGTAGGCGGTGTTTAGCTCGATCCCGATCGCATCACGTTGCAGCCGGTCCGCAACCAGTAGCGTCGTGCCGGCACCAGCAAATGGATCAAGAACGACACAAGGCGACACGGGCGCATCGTGGCCGCAGCCTGCGCGCCAGCCGGTGGTGGTGCTCGCAACGCTTGGCCCCATGCGGATGTCATAGTCGCCGCTCAGAGCCTGCACAGCGCCTGCGTGCTTGCCGTTTGGCACGTTGCCTGCCTTCCCGCTGCCGCTGGTAAACGCCACCGATCGCTCTGTGATGCGGGTCCACGGCTTGCCGCACTGGCTGCAACACCCGCGCTCCGACGTGCCAGCCTTGATGCACCGCTCGGCCAGCGCAGGCGGAAACGTCGCAAAGTGGGCCTCGCTGTAGGGTGCCGTGGGCAGCGTCCAGACGTTGCGTAGGTTGCGGCCAACAAGCCCATCCTTCGGATATTCCCTCATCTCGCGATCGCCGTTCAGCGATGTATTGAAAACACGAGACATATCAGTGCGTCCTGTGGGCTCCTCCCGCACCGCATCGGCATCGTAGAAATACCGCGCGCTCTTGGTCAGCAGAAACACATGCTCATGCGCGCTCGTTGGCCGGTCCCTGCAACTCTCTGGCATCGGGTTCGGCTTGTGCCAGATGATGTCAGAGCGCAGCCACCACCCATCCGCCTGCAACGCCAGCGCCAGCCGCGCAGGCATCATCAGTAGTTGCTTGGCGGCGAGACCCGGCACTGCACCAACACCATCGCGGTTGCTGTTGCCGCCGTTCTTATCGGGGTTGCCAGCACGCCAACCCACGTTGTTGCCGCCTGAGAACGAGTCACCGATATTGCACCAAACTGTGCCGTCTGGTCTGAGAACTCTTTTCACCTCACGGAACACCGCGACCATCGTCGCCAGATACTCGTCAGGCGTCGGCTCCGATCCAATCTCGCGATGCTTGTCCGGGTGCGATGCGTCCAAATACGAGCGCAACGCATAGTACGGGGGCGACGTTACAACTGTATGCACGCTGTCGGCCGGCAGCGTCGCCAGCACATCCCGACAGTCGCCTGCTAGCAGCCGGATCACCAGAACCGCCCGCCGCCGAACAGGATGAGCAGCACGATGATCAGCAGCACAAGCCCTATTCCTCCGAAGCCGCCGTATCCGTAGTAGCCGCCCCGATAGCCGTAGTATCCGCCGCCGAAGCCGAACAGCACAATCAGGATGACGACCAGCAGTAGCAGGTTCATCGCAGCCACCAATCGACCAGGAACCCGATCGCCGTGCCGATCGGCCAAGCGATAGCCACAGCGACAGCCATCCGCCATTCGGTGCTCATCTCACACCTGGCCAGAAGATAAACCCGATCGTCACGGCGCACCTCCTTGCGGCTGCGGCTGTGTAGATGCTGACATAAGGATGCCCTATAAGGGTGCGGGACCGGGCGCTGTTGGCACAGCAACCCGGTTCCTAACCAAACGACCCGCTGGAGGATCGAAATGGCTGATCAACACATAGACGAAATCTGGCGCGTTATCCCAGCCTACCCGAACTACGAGGTGAGTGACCTGGGGCGCGTGCGCCGCGTAGCCGGGCGAATACTGAAGATCTGGACGCCACCCCCTCCGCACAGAAAGTTGCCTTACACTCGGGTGGTCCTGTCAGATAGAGGCACGAGAACCCAAAAGACACTCTTGCTTCATAGATTAGTCGCTCAGGCTTTCATCCCGAACCCAGACAACAAGCCCTGTGTGAACCACATCAACTTCGACGTGTTAGATGCCCGCGCCGTAAACCTCGAATGGTGCACTCGTAAGGAGAACGCGCTTCACTCGTACCATGCCGGACGCTGGGGGCAATTCCGTCCCCAAAGACGGGGCGCTGAACACCCGAGCGCCAAACTCACCGAAGATGACGTGAGGAAAATCCGCGAAATGTCAGCAAGCGGCATGTCTGATGCTGAGGTGGCCGGAATGTTCGGCGTAAGCCGGTGGAGCGTGTCTGAGATCAGAGACCGAAAGACATGGAAACACGTTGTTTAAGGCGGCCCACCGGGTGGCGTAGGTTGCGGGATCGGCGTGCGCATCAGCCGGTTCGTCGTGATGGCCGTCTGGTGCGTCTGGTGCAGCGTATGCTGAGCCTGATTTGCCACCTGCGGGATCTTGGCGGCGGTCAGCAGCGTATCGGCGCGCGTCTTGCTGATGTCGGCGGCCTTCTTCTGCAGATCGACCATGTGGTGAGCCATCGCCATGTCCTGCGTCATCTGCTCGGGGTCTGTCGGCTGCTGCATCGGCTGTGACGCGCCAGGCGGGTTGTCGGGAGCCACATGCGGTTGCCCGTAGGGTGGCGCGCTGAACTCACCATGCACGGAATGCACGTTGGCGGCGGCGTTCACCTTGCGCTCCTGCGCCAGCGCCATGTCCGCCTGCGCTTTCGCCTGTTTGCCCTGGATGTCGGCTTGCGCGTGCTGCGTTGCGAGTTGCCCTGCCTGCTGCTGCGCCTGCTGCTGCTGCTGTTGGTGCTCCTTCATGCGCTCGAGGATCTGATCTTTGTCGCGCAGCCCTGACGCCGCAATGAGCACGTCGCCCGGTATCAGCCCCGGCTGAACGCTCGCAAGCTGCACGAGGCTCTGGAACTCTTCTGCCTGTAGTGAAGGTATATCAATACCCTCTTCTATAGTTATATCTACATCAAGATCGGATATGTCATTTTCTATGCCGATGACCTGCTGCAATCGCGGATCGCCGGGTTGCAACTGCATCTGCTGCATCACCATGGCGCGGTGCTGTTCCGGCATATCGGCGAGCTTGTCCATTAGCCGCACCGGGCGATTGATGCCGACCCAGCGCGTTTCATTCAGGTCATCCGTCACTCTGACCCACTTGCCACCGCTCCAGAACTCCCGCGCCGCCATCCAGCAACTCTCGTAGACGCGGCGTGACCAAAACCTGAGCGCATCGGCCAGCGGCTCGTTCTGCGCTGCACCGCCAGCTTGCATTGCCAACACAGCCCTGCCTGACAGCTCGCGCGGATCGGTGCCGCTCATGGCCGCGTTGGGGCCGCTGAGCTGCATCTCGGCGGTGGCGTGCTGGAGCAGTTGGAACTGGCCGGCGGCGAGGTCCGTGGTTTGCTGGATCTCGAACTTGAGGCCAGGCATCACCTCCACGTAGCCGTCTGGCTTTGCAACTTCTCGCCTGGCCTTGTCGACATCCGCCACCGCGCCCTGCTCTGCCACGACCTGGTGAACGTTGAGTAAGTGCATTGCCTTGGAGCGGCGCTTGTTGATCTCGTCCTGCAGGCTGATGAGCCCACGTACCATGCCATAACGCTGGTTCTCGCGATTGATGTATGAGCTTTGCAGCAGTAGCCCTGAGCAGCTCTTGCCCTTACGGTCCTTGAACTTGGACTTCTGCGGCTTGGCCAGCAGCCCCGACTTGGTGTAGGTCGCGCGCCACCAGGTTCCACGCTCGGCCCAGTCGCATTGCACGAGCCGCACACGCCGCCGGTTGTTATCGGTCCAGAACGCGGTCTCGGGGCGGTCATTGTAGTAGAAGTCAGTGGACGAGAACGAAGACTCAATCACATCATCCGCGTCGGGATACATCTCCTCGAGCGCATCGCGGTCGGTCCAGATGACCATACCCTTGTAGCGAGCGTCACTGAAGTCCAGCGATCGGCTATGCGGATCGTACCACACCCGGTCCCACGGAATATGCGTCATCGTCACGTTGCAGCTTCCCTGGCCGTCGTCCTCGAGGCCCAGGTCAACGCCACCGGCGCCCTCCGTCAGCATGTTCTCGAATACCAGGCTACGGAGCAGGCTGAAGCTGTTGTCGTCCGCGATGTAGCGCAAGCACTGCGTCGCAGCGTCGGCGCGGTCCTCCTCGGCGGGCGTACGGGCGAATGCCTTTGGATCGGTCCTCGCTTTGCGCTCCATGCCACAGAGCAACTCGAGCTTATCCTTGATCTTGTTGATCGTAATGATCGGCTGGCCGCGCTCCCGCAGAACCTTCAGCTCGTCCCTGGTGTATTGGTTGTGGTCAACGTAGTCGCGATCGCGCTGTGCGAGATCGATCTCATCTTGGCGCGCCAGTTCCGACTCCTCGAACCAACGAATTAGCTTCGCGTGGAGGTCGTCCAGATCCCTGGGGTACGCATCGGGATCACCGCCCGTCAGGTCACGGATCGCCGGCGGCGTGTCGGGGCCGCGGTCGCCGGTATGGACGTGGAGATGGATTGCGGTATCGCTCATGGACCACGGGAGGGTGAGAGCATGGAAGACGCCGTGACTATATCGATCAGGATCGATCAGTCGCCGTTCGCCTCAAGCGGCGAGCCGATGATGCTGCGCTACCAGATCGGGCGTGAGCAAGCGCTTGATCTCCACATCGGCCGCGCACCGCCGGCCTTCGATCTGGCAGCGATGAGCGACTGGAACATGCGCCGCGAGCGAGCCGAGAGCCTGGCGCGGCACATTGCGGCTGACCTGGCGCACAAGGTGTTGCGGGCGTTCGAGCCGCGGCGCTGATATTGCTGGTGTGCGGTATCGCTCACTGGCTCGGCTGCTGTTGCTGGGTTCCGGCGGCTGCGGCGCCACCGCCTGCGATCAGGCCGGCGAGGCCGTACTTGCGCAATATCTCGATCGTGGCGGGGTCGAACACGACGTAATTATGCGTGCCTTGCCCAGCGCCTCGGCTGCCTTGGTCGAGGTAGCGAATGCCGGGAATGCCCGCGTCGCGGAGGGCCTGGGCGGCTAATGCTGCCGGATCGCCGGTGCGCGTCACCCCTTCGCGGTTGGTCTCCAGTTCGGCCATGTGCTGCCGTACCGACATGCTCATATCGTGCGGCGGGTATGGCGTGTTCTTCAGCGCGTCCTGCACCACCGGATGCTGCTCGCTGAGCGGCTTGTCCCAGTCGAGGAAATGCTCCGGATCAGCGCCGATGTTCACCTCGTACATGTGGCCGGTATCTTTGATCCGCTCCAGTCCTCGCGCCTTCAAGTCCTGAAGCCCTGCAAGCGTCGCATCCATTTCCGGCTTACCGCCGATGAATGCGCTGGGGCCATATTTCGTCACGTCGTTAATAGCCTCATCGACAGAGCCGCTCTGGCGAAGCATCGAGGCAGCGAAGCCTTGCGGATTGCCCTTCTCAGCCGAATTGCTGAGCGCTTCGATGTCTACCTTGTTGCCACTCGCATCCTGCCAATAATGGCCCTGTCCCTTTTCCGCTACGAGCGCATCCCGATAGCTCCGCGCGACGCCCTCGCCCTCCGCGAAATACAGCCCATGGCCATACGCCTGCGCGCCCTCGCCGGTGCCAATCTTGCTGGTGTCGAACTGGTCGAACGAATGCGGGCTGCCGTGATACGCCACGATGCCAGGCGGCGGCACGTCACCCGGCGCTGTGGTGCCACCGCCAGGCAGCAATTGGGCATCGCTTACGGGGTAAGCCTTGCGGTCAATCCGGAAATCCGCGCGACCGTCCGGAAACTCGTCGTCAATGTTCAGATGCGCTGGGTTTACCTTCACCGATACGACGTGATCGCCGTACCCCGTCCCGGTTGGGGCGGTCGAAAGATAGACAGACGGCTCACCGGCAGAACTCAGGGTTTTGTTGGCGACAATCTGGTTAGCCGCTTCCGGCGTTTTAGTGGCATGAAACAGCGTCACCGTACCGTCTGGGTTGAGCGGCAGCGCACGACCGCCTACTTCGATTGTCTTGGCCCCTGGCGCCGTGGTGCCCATCATGACGCCCTCGGCGGTAGCCTTGGCGCCCTCCACGAGGCCCTTCTGCGTCGGCAGGCCGGTGTCTGGATCGAGCAGGCCCTGGCGCACGCTCTCGGCGCGCTGGTCCTGTAGCCACTGCCAGGCCGTCTGGGCCGTCTGCGCCACGCCCTGGCCCACCGTAGGGGCTGCCGGGTTCGGTGGAGCGGCGTAGTTGAGCATCGGCGGGCCGAGGCCGTTGGGCTGGCCCACGGGGCTGTTGGGCTGCCACAGCCAGGGCATGTTCGGTGGGGCTAGGCTGTTGTCTGCCATGGGGCTTTGATGCCGGTTTGAAGCGTTCTAGCGAATTAGGTTCGCGCTCGACCCTGTTTTCCTGCGCGCCGCCAATCGGGCGATTGGTCTACAGACGACTGCGCCGCTTGTTGCGGCCGATAAACGAAACTTTGTGGACGGAATGCTCCGCGAGCCTCGTACGAACCCTGGCGATCTCGTCCATCAACTCGCGGGTCATCGGCTCAGTCTTCCAGCGGTGCAGATCGGCCCTGCCCATCCCTGTCGGATACAGCGTGACCTTCTGAGGCAGATTGCCGTGCATCGCGTCACTCGTCATGCCGCGGCCGCGGCACCAGGCGATCGGTGACGCGCCCCACTTCCTCGGCCACGCAGGCGTCAGCGAAGTCGCGGAACCAGCGGGCAGTGAAGGCAGCGCGCTCGGCGTTGCTCTTGCACCCGGTCTCAACGTCAGTGGCAGCGAGGAACGCCTCGGCCCATTTCTGCGCGTCGGTCCCGGCGTGGCGCTGGAACGCGGCGCCGCTCAGCGTGGTGGTGTCTGGCTTGTCGTCCGTCATGCGTCCCTCACTGGCAGCAGGTATCGCAGCGACTGCTGGGCGCTCTGCACGTCGCCCCCGGCCGCGTCCAGCACATCGGCCAGTGAGGAGCCGCGCGCCGTGCGTGGGTAGTCGGCACAGAACCTGCGCCACGCCTCGGGCATGCTGTCAAACGCCGCCATCGACGCCCTGGCTCGTATGACTTGCTGCCAGTCGGCCTTGGTCAGCCGCACCCTGAGCGGCTTTGCGGGCACGATCGAGCGACGGCTACGGCTACGGCTACGCAACACGCCAGCTCTCCACGGTGCTCTGCGATGCGCGGGCGAAGGCGCGGTCCCACGAGTCCTCGGGCGGCTTCGGCGCCAGCTCGCGCACGAACGGTCGCGACATGCAGGCGTATCTACAACTGTCCGGCGCGTGGTCTTCCATGTCGCTATCCACGTCCTCCGGCCGCGCGTCGTCGTGCTGCAGCGCTGGCAGGGTGCGGATCAGATCGCGTGAGGTGCTGAACAGCAGGATCATCGGACGCCCGTCAGCATCGCCATCGAGCCTGGCGCGCACCTGATCCCAGCCGCCCATGGCGCCACGGCCTGCGACCCGCTTGTTGTCGGCTGGGCGGAAGATGACGCTCCCGCCCATCATGCGGTGCGCGATGCTGGGCCCACCGTCCTCCGCGAACATGGCTGGATCTGCGACGCCTGTCATTGGCTTGGGGTCGCCGTCCTCACGGCTCTTGATGCCAGCGGCGATGGCCTCGGCGGTCAGGCGCAGCCCGACGTTGGGCTCGTTCGACTTCATGCCGTACCATTCGCGGTAGTTGACGAGGCATCCTCGGGCGATGCTGGGGATGCTGCCATCCGACACGGCCCACCAGTGGCACGCAAATGGTCGAGCAGAACCCCAATCGAACGAACGGAAGCGAGGCCAGTGATCGGGCAATGATCGAGGGGCGATGACGTGCCGGTCCATACTGAACTCGGGAAAGAACGCGCCAGACACGACGCTCCAGTCGCCTTCCAGCCAGGCACGGACCAACTCAGGCGAACCCGATGCCCGCAGTCTTTGCACATAATCTGGACCGAGATAGACGTTATCACTGACCCGGCTGGGAATGTAGATACGCTCGAGGCCGCTGCCATCTGTAAGTACCTGCCATCCCATTGGGGCTGGGTCGATGTAGCGTGCGCGCACCCACTGATGCCCCGGGCCGCCGGGGTTGCCGGTGAGGCGCATTGCAACCGGAACACCGGCGCCACTACGCAACGTGGCCATCAGCTTCATAATTGGAACCGGCGATGGGAAGTTGCCGCATTCCTCTATGTATACACGAGTGTAGCTATGACCTTGGTATTGCTCTGCGTCGGCATCACGTTCGAGGTATGCGAATGTAAGACGCGCGCCGTTGGGCATCGTAGCGCGCATTGGATTGTTGGTGAGTTGCGCTCCTAACTTTGTATATACAATGCGCGCACGTTCAAAAGTTTCCAGTAGTTCTATGCGAGTTCTGCGGATCATGAGGCCGATTGCGTCGGCGCGGTATTCATCTGCGTGAAGCGCCCAGTCGCCCAACACTGCATCGGTTTTGCCACCACCGCGCGCACCACCGAAGAAGCATTCAAAGATTGGGCAATCGATGAACGCTGACTGCGGACCTTTCTGCGGCTCCCAGGCGATCAGTCGTCCGTCGTCAGTAGTCGCCTGCTGTCGGAGGGTGCGTGCATTTTGAGCCATTCGTCAGCGCTCTCGGTGGGCGTTGGTGCGCGGAGGACGTAGCTGTGCATCATGTCGAGGTTGCCCTCGACGGTGACGGTTGGCTTACCCCAGCCGCGATCGAGCAACGCAACGGCGGCTCCGACTCGTTCTTTGGGCGAACGGAGCGCATCGACAAGGGCCGCGATTGCCTCGGACGTGTGCTCACGAGCGATTGCCTCAATGCCCTTGGCGCGTCCGGCGGGATTGCCGGATTGGCCTTTCTGGAACGGCCTGCCGACGACGCCATTAGGTCCGGCTGGCATACTGCATCCGCGCTGCTCTGAGCATTACGACAATTCCCATCCACACACGCAGATAGTTGTTGACACCAATCCACACATGTGGTTATATGCGGTCATCGAAACCGGAGACACCAGATGGCCCGCATCCTCTACTTCACCGCCGACCAGCAGCTCACCGCAGTGCATCATGATGGTTCGATCTACACCAGCGCGAAGCACTTCACGGGTGTCACTCCTGACGGTCGCCGGGTGGTGGTGGAGCGGGCGATCGAGCGGAAGGCCAACCCCTCCAACCACAAGTGCGATGCGCGCTGCCTGAACGCCACTGGCTTCAAGTGCGAGTGCAGTTGCGGCGGCAAGCACCACGGGGCTGGCGCCTTCATATGCGAGGCGGCGTAAGCCGCTTCACCAGCCCACCAACATCGACACCGGAGACAGACAGATGACCAAGACCGAAGCGATGACCGCCTACGAAGCTGCCAAAACCGCATTCGATGCGGCTCGCGAGCGCCGCTACACGCCTGGGCTGGACGAGGGCTACGGCCTTGCTGCCGGTCCGAACAAGCGCGCTGCGATTGCTGACTACCACGCTTGCTTGGAGGCGTTGAAAGCCGCTGAGCATGCTGTCGATCAGGCGGAGGGCTGAGCGATGGAACTCTTCCACGGCATCATGTTTCGCTCGGACAACACCGAGGACTGCTACAGCGACGCCATGCTTGCGATCTTCAACCGGGCGCTGGCGGATCGGATTGCGCACCTTGAGGACGGCGATATGGAAGCGGCCTACGAGATAGCGAAGTCGTTTGCTGACGAGGTGAACAACCATCCGGTCATGTTTGATAATCCGGCTTGGCTGCGGTCGAGGCTCCCTACGCCGACCAAGGAGGGTTGAGCGGTGAGCGAGGCGACGACGAACGTGCGGATCACGATCTACGTGGCGCCGCAGCTTGACGAGCGGATTAGGCGAGCTGCTGAGCGTGCTGGGCAGTCGCTGAGCATGTGGCTGCAGCGAGCGGCTGAGGCGGCGCTGGCCAAGGAGGGCGACTAGCCTCATTCCCGCGCCACGAGGCTGCTGACATCGACTGAGACGTGTCTCACCTGACCGAACAGCAGCATGGCGATGACGGCGCGCTGACCTGTGACCGAGATAACGACGGCTTGGTGTCCTGCGAATGGTGACCGGTTTCCCGGGGCTACGATGGCACCTACGCGGCGTCTAGCATCTGGTGCGTCGATTGATGCGGCGGCGGCCTGCGCGGCGTCCAGCGCGCTCCTGAGGGCCGCCACGACGGTGTCTGAGGTGTATGCCGGCAGCGAGCCGCATCGAACTAGGTCAACGACGCCTGGGGTGTCGCGGATGGGCGACCAGGACGTGTCGCGGTGGTCGAAGGCGATGAAGCCGTAGCGTGGGAACAGCGGGCGCTCGACGGGCTCGACCTTGGTCGGGATGACAGGATCACGCTGCCGGACGGTGCGGGTGGGGAACCAGACGCGATAGCCCACGAGCTCGAGGTTGGTCTTGGCCCAGGTCTCGGCTTGTGGCTGGGTATAAACGCAAGCCCAACGAATGCTGTGGCACCCGAGGTGTTTGGCCACGGGGGCTGCGGTATCTACGGCTGCCATCACGGATGCGTCAAGCGGCACGATCAATCCAGGCTCTCGCGGACGGTGGCGAGGACGTGCTCGGTCCATTCGGCGGCGAGCGGGATGCGGTCCTCGGGGGCCCAGCAGCGGAGCGCGTTGGTGGCCAGAAATCCTGCCAGCGTGAGCACGTCGTGGGGGTGTTGGTCGTAGAGGCGGCGCCCGAGCGATGCCATCATGTCAGCCAATTCGTGCTGGGTGAGCGGCTGCGGGGTCACGCCGCATGCTCGCCGCGGTGGAGGTAAGCCCATGCGTCTGGCGCGTGCTGGTGCAGCAGGCTGAGCGTATGCTCGCGCCAGTCGGTCACATCGGGGCGCGACAGCCGCCCGTCCTTCTCGCGTAGCGGCGCGAAGCCCTCGCGCTCGCGGCGCTGGTAGTAGCTCAGCCAGTGTCGGTTTTTCGCATCCATGTCAGCCACATTGTCGTTTAGCGCGGGATAAGAGGGTGCCGGGAGTTGGCGCTGCCAGTCGCGGAGGTGGGCGACAAGCTCGCCGTAGGTCGGCAGGAACCGGCATTCGGCCGCGACATATTCCAGCGATATGTTAGTCAAGCTTTCATTTTGGAACCGCATTGCGAGCAATGGCGCAATGTCCTCGACGAACTCGGCCGCATCGATCTCGTCCAGCTTGGCGGCGGTGATCCTGCCGAGCCGAATGAGCCAGCGTTGGGCGATGATGAGGTCAGCCATAGGCAGTCCCCTTGAGCTTGGCGACATAGTCGTGGAGTTGGACGACGTCCTCGGCAGTGCCATCGATCGTGGCAGTTTCTGCGGCTTCCAGGCGTCGCTCCAGTTCGACGAAGCCATTTCTGTGAGGTTTGGAGCGCGCGACGCGCCCCCCCCGACTGACGGGGGGGCTACGGGGGGGTTCTTTCCTGTCTTCTCCTGTCCTGTCAAACGCGCGCGAGGTCACATGACGCGTCACCAGAGCGTCACGTGACGGAGAATGTGACGCGTCACCAGAGCCTCTGTGACGCGTCACAACATCGTCACTCGGAGGGGCTTGGCCGTTCGGTTTTTCGGGAGGGTGTGAGCCGTTCTGACTGGCCCGCCAACGCCTCATGCGTTCGGTGGCAGCCTCACGGTCGTCCTTGTGTTTTAATCGTGAGTCGTACGCCTTCAGCGCCTGCTCCGCCAGGACGTGGTGATACCAGCGGTTGTCCCCGCAAAGCACGAAGCCATGCAGCGCCATCCCAGCCCGCAGCTTTTTCCAGGTCTTTGTATCCCGGCCAAGCCCAGCCAGTCGGCACAAAACGGCGTCGTCGTTCGGCAGGCTCGCAGCAGGCACCTGTTGCCACGCTTCCCACCACAGCCGCATCGCCACGCGGAACTCTAGGTCATTGGCCCTAGCGTCGAAGTCGGAGGCGAACAACCGGCGGCCGAGCAGGGGCATCCACTCGTAGCCGCGCAGATCACAGTCAGGGGGCGTCAGAGGCATAGGAAGATCACTCATGGCAGCCACTCCCCACGGCCACGACGTAGGTCCGCCGATCGCGCCAGGCCCCCCGCGTCTCGGTTTGAATGCCCGCCTCGGCCAGCACCCGGCGCATGTGCCGCGCACCCTCGCCAGCGCTGATGTGCAGGAACCGCCCCATCCACGCGGCCGATGGAATACGGCACCCAGGCCGCAGCCGGGGCAATATCCACCGCTCGATCTTGGCGCGGTGCAGACGGCCCTCCGGCCTGGAATGTGAATATGTCGGGATTGTCATGGCACAGCTCCGTTGACGCGGGGCAACGGCTATGCAAAATGAGCCCGTCAGGTTGCTCAGTTGCATAACCATCAGCACCGATGGTTCCAGTTTCAGCGCCCTCCGTGCTTCCAACACGGGGGGCGTTTTCATTGTGGCGTGAGCGATTGAGTCTGGCAACAAGTCGCTCTCGTTTCTCGGCACACTCTTGAGTCGCGGCTCGCTCGTGCATTCGGGTACGCTCGTTTCTAACGGCTCGCTCCGTGACGACGGCGCTCTCAAAGGTCACGGCTCGCTCTCGACCCACGGCACTCTCGCAGGGTCCGGCTCGCTCACTTTCGACGATACTCTCCAGCGCGACGGCTCGCTCGGTATGCTCGGCACTCTCTGATCCCACGGCTCGCTCAAGTCTTGCGGCACTCTCCGCGACGACGGCTAGCTCACCTCCATCGGTACTCTCCCTAATGGCGGCTCGCTCCGTGCACTCGGTACTCTCCGAAGCCGCGGCTCGCTCGAGCAGCTCGGCACTCTCACCAACGTTGGCTCGCTCACCGTAACAGGTACTCTCCACGGTCACGGCTTCAAACCCGGAACCAAGTGCTGGTTCGGCACCTCGATGCGGTGAACATGGCCCCCAACGTGATCCAAGACATAGGGCTTGGGTGGCCGTTCTCCGTACGTAACGAAGAACAGAACTTCGTGGAAATGGCTCAAGAATATCTTGACTGCCCACCGCTGCGCCCGAAGATGAATGCGCGCAGGGGGAAGCTTGCCGGCAAGATAGTGCTTCTTCGCAGCCGTATCGTCCCCAAACCGCTTGGCCGTGAGTGATGCGGCAGCCTGCTCGGCGTAGTCCCCGGCCTCATTGCGCGCGATCTCACGCTCTTTGCGCTGCTGGTAGAGTTTGCCGTAGGTGTCGTCGGGGTGGTTGGAAACCTTGGTGAACGACTCACCCACAATCCAACACAGGCGCTTGAGGCTGGCGTTCCACGGGCGTTTGGTCCCCTTGTCCCACTTCACTGTCGGATCGAGGCCGCAGAACCGCCATATGTGCCCGACGGTGGGGGCTTTGGCGATGTCGATATGAGCGAGGAAGCCCGCGGTGATGACCGGGCCGATACCGACGATGCTGCGCATCCACACGCCAGCAGGCTGACCGGCGCCGTAGACATCCAGCGCGGCTTTAATCTGGTTCTCCAGTACCTGTTCCTGGGTGAACAGCCACGCGATGGTGTCGTGTGGTTCCGGGGCTTTCTCGTCGGTGGCCTGTGACAGCGTGCGGACCTGGTGTGCGGATCGGATGCGGTCTTCCTGGATCTTATAGTAGGCGTCACATAAAAATCTGACTTCGGCAGTCCCCAATGTTCTGGATGCTTCCCGTAAATCCTTGGTTAGCTTCTGTATTGGTGTCAGCAGAGAGGGATCAAGGTCGCTCATGGCTTTTCAATCCACTGCTGGTTGTTGACGATCTTGAAGATAGTTCCCCGGTTTGCATTGAAGCGGCGCGCAAGATCGGCCTTAGGCTCTCCAGCCGCATGCGCAGCGCGGATGGCACGAACAGCGTCCCACGTCAGACGAGCTGCGGGATGATCTTCGGCGCGTTTAAGATACTCAGGACTGGCGCGCGCCGGATGCTGGTCGCCGTAAAGGTGTCCATGCCGCAGTCGGCCTTTGGCAATCTTGTCATCGGTATTGTCCTGGTGCGTGCCAAGGAACAGGTGATCTGGGTTCCAACATGGCGGGTTGTCGCAGCGGTGCAGCACGAGCAATCCGCATGGGATGGGACCGCGATGGAACTCCCAGGAAAGGCGATGAACGTGGCGGACTTTCCCTTTGCGATTGATCTCCCCATAGCCGGCCTTTGTGCGCGCGCCAGCCCACACCCAACAGCCATCTGGTGTTCGTTGTGATCGTCGTTCCAACACCGCTAACAGGCTATCGCTCATGTGCGCTCCTCTATCGCGGTACTCTCGGGCGCCACGGCTCGCTCACCTGATCCGGTACTCTCATGCTGGCTGGCTCGCTCTCAGTCATCGGCACTCTCCGAAGACCCGGCTCGCTCTTGGGTGCCGGAACACTCTCGCACCACGGCTCGCTCCTTTCACCCGGCACTCTCGGGGGCCACGGCTCGCTCTGCATATCCGGCACTCTCACAGGCGGCGGCTCGCTCACCTGATCCGGTACTCTCATACTAGCTGGCTCGCTCCCCTTAACCGGTACACTCGTCAGGCGCGGCTCGCTCAGGCTACGCGGCACTCTCTTCCAGCTCGGCTCGCTCAGGCTCATCGGTACTCTCGCCGCGCGCGGCTTCATCGTCCCCCCTCCGCGAATGCCACCACCAGCATCCATGTGCCCGCGGCGCTCAGCGCCCAGGCGCAGGCCGTCAGGGCAAGGGCGCGGAGCACCGACACCTAGGCCGCCACCCGGCCGCGCAAAGGGATCCCTCGAGCAGCCACCGCATCGAGCGCCTCGGGCACGGAGCGGACGACAGCGACCGGGAAGCCGGCAGCCTCCAGCCGCGGATGCAGCGCGCGCTGCGCCGGCGAGAGTTGCCCGCCGCGGCTCCGCTTCAGCTCGAGCAGCACGACGCGGCCACGCCACCAGATCGAGCAATCGGGCCAACCGGCCAAACAGCCCATGCGCTTCTTGCGGCCGCCCTCGACTGCGGATTTGGCGTTGCTCAGATCCCAGGCGGTGAAGATGGCATCGGACGGCAGCAGGTAAGCCATGGCGCTCGCTACCGACGCCGCCAGCTCGTCCTCCGGCGCGATCGGCGCGGTGAGCCGGAACCGTGCCGGCGTCGTGACCCGCACCTCGGCCACGCTGGCCGCGCCACCGACGCGCATAGGGAGATCACTCGACATGGCGCCACGTCGTGGCATGCTTCACGCGGTGGATCGTGGTCTTGTGGACGCGGTAGGCCGCAGCGATCCCGACGCACGTCTCGCCCCGCGCCAGGCGGCGGCGTATGACCGCGATGTCGGCCTCGGCCAGTTTGGCGCTACCGGCCAGCGAGCCTCGTGCGGCGGGGCTTAGCCCCGGCATCGGAGCGTCGCTCACCGCCACAGCACCAGCACCGCAATCAGCGCGTCGGCCAGGATCCAGAGTGCCAGCAGCTCCAGGGCCAGGATCATGCGGTCGCCCTCCAGCTTGTCCAGTTGTGCCGCCATCAATCGGCCGCCTCGGGCTGCACATCGGCGCCAACTTCGGCACTGCATCCGGTCGCTCCGTGAGATTGCCGGCTCTCCAGATAGTCGGCCTCGGCGTCCAGCTCGTCGGCCAGGCGACGCAGGCGCACCGCCTCGGCCCGCAGCATCGCCGCGCCGCGCACGCGGAACCGGTTCCACTCGGCCAACAGCACCGGACGAATGCCAGCCAACCGGTAGTAAAGCGTGTGGACGCGCCATGGGGTGATGCCGAGCTCGGGCGCTACATCGGCCAGCGACTGGTCCCAGGACAGGCCCCAGCGGCGCCGCGCGCCCACCAGCTTGCGCACCAAGGGGATGGCCACCTCGGCCAGGTCGTCACAGGAGTTTCGTGGTGACTTGGCCACCACCGTTACGCCACTACGCCAAGCTGCCAGAAGTCGAGCGGGAGTTGTCGTGTGAGCAGGCCATTGTGTGTGTGCATACGGTTCCCTCCCTTGGTGCAGGCGTCAGGCAGTCAGCCGGCAGCCTCCGCTGGCTCATGCTGGCCGCAGCCGCAGGGCGGATCCCACAGATCGGGCCGCAGCAAGTGACGTGGGATGCCGGTGATGCGGCTAATGGGCGGCACCCGCTCGGCCGGTATGACCTTCCACTGCGAGATAGCCCCCTTCTCGATGCCAAGCTCACGGGCGATCAAAGTGCGAACCCCACGACAGGCGGGGGAGCGCAGCAGGTCCATTCCGGTGAGAACAGCGGCCATCTGGGCAGGTTAAGCGCCGCTAAATCGGCTGTCCAGCCTCAATTGTGCGCAAACGCACACTATTTATTTATTCAGGGAAACTGAACTGCCGGTATGGCATACCATAGCCATGCCAATTGGCCAGAGAATCCGGTCGGCCCGCGCCGAGCTAGGCTTCACCCAGCGGTATGTCGCAAAGGCGCTGGGGGTGAACCCAAGTGCGGTCAATCAGTGGGAAAGCGGACTGACCAAACCCTCGATCGGCAAGCGCGTAGAACTGGCAGCCCTGCTAAAAATCAGCATTAGCGATCTGATCCCTGGTATGCCGGTCGATGAGATCACAGAGGCAATAGCTCAGACAATTCGATCATTGCCGCCAGACAAGCAGGCCACGCTTCTGACAATGGTCGAGCTTTTCGCAGCCGCAGCCGGCGATCCACCACCGGATAACCCAGGGCCTCGAAAAACAAGAGTGAAGCAGCACTCCTAACTTCATTCAGCTGAGCTAATCTTTTTTCCGCCTCAATGGCGGTTTCCCCTTGCCTGTCGTGTTCAGTGGCGCTAAACTCCCCTCCGTCATTTGGTGACGCGAGGAACTGGTTATGGGTTTCGGCAACGGCGCGTATCGGCACGGCTCGACCCTCCCCTTCGGTGTCGTTCCGGCTGTCGAGAACAACCGTCATCACATCGTAACCGCGAGAACTCTGGCCGCAACACATCAATCGCCAGTTGCCACAATTACTGCCCAGGCCAACCGTCAACCATCCGTTACTAAAGCGGTAGAATCCCGTCATCGCCAGCAGCTTAGCGCGGACTTCTCCGATGACGCTGCATCCACAGCAAAATATCGTTGGAGAACAAACGATGCCCCGGCGACCGCGCCCCGTGACCTACGCGGAGGCGATGGCCGCCCTGCTGGACGCCTACCTGTCGGTGCTGAGCCTGCTAGAACTGCGCTTGGGGCAGCAGACCCGCGAGCGCCTGGAGCTGCTGCGGGACCGGCTGGCGCTGGTTGCGAGGCGCGACAACGGCCGGCGATAACCGGCACGCTGCGCCAGCGGGCCCTCGATGAGCTGCTCAACGACCTCGCGGAATATCGCGCCGCCAGCCACCCCGCCCTGCGCGCGTTCTGGCGCAAGCTGGCCATGCACGACATCCGCCGGTTCCGCAGGGACTACCTGATCCCCGAGCGCGCCGCGTTCGAGGCCGCGGTAGCCGCCAGTAAGCTCCGGAGGGCAGCGTGACCGGCACCTGCCCCGATCTGCTCGCAGCGCTCCACCAGCGTCGTCGTGACCTCGAACTCGACGCCATGGCGGTAAAGTCGAGGCTGGCCGAGGTGGAAGACCTGATCTTCAAGCTGGAACACCCGCAGCCTCGCCGGCGCCGCAGGACCGAGCCCACAGAGCCGCCCCAGCACGTCCCAGGGGCCATCCACGCCCCTGACGACGAGCTGCCGCTCCAGTCAGACGCCCCCCGCGCGTAACAGGGAGACCACACCATGATCTCGCACGACTACTTCAGCACCGCGGACTGGGTGCTGGGCTTTGCCAAGCGCAACCAGCCAATCGTCCCCCGCGAAGCCGCTCACCTCGCGCAGGTTTTGGTCGATCTCGCTGCCCGTGTGCGCCAGATCGAGAACGTGCCGCTGCGGCTGGACGCGCCCGAGGTCAGGCTGGGCTTCCACGAGCTACGCCGGGAGCGCCACGATGCCGACTAAGACCATCAGTAAGAAAACCCTCAGAGAAATCGCAGACCGCATTGAGGGGGTGATTGATCACGTCCCAGCCTGGGACGGGCTGCCGTACTACGTCAGACGCTCAGCGGCCGTGAAAGCAACATACGCACTCATCGAAGTCCTGGAGGCCAACGATGCCGACTGACCAGCTACCGCCGGCAGATGAGCTGTTCGACGTGCGGGATAAGATCAAGCAACTCACGTCGCGCGAACGCGAACTCAAGGCCATCGTGATAGCCGACCCTTCGACCCGCACGGGAAACCACTACGCCGTGGACGTGAAGGAGGTGGCCACCGCGCGCCTGGACATCAAAGAAATGAAGGCGAACCACCCGAGCATTGTCGAGCAGTTCACCCACACCGTGTTCGACAAGCGTGTGGAGCTACGCGGCATTTCAGATGACGGCGAACTGGTGTCACTGCGCCGCAAACCCGAGAAGGCCACACAATGAACGCGATCACCACCACCGACGACAAACCAACGCACGACGAGGTCATCCGCGTGCTGGAGAACAGCCTGTATCCCGGCGCTAAGCGCGAGAGCATCGAGCTGGTGCTGGCGTATTGTAGGGCCAACGGCCTCGATCCAATGCTGCGCCCGGTCTACATCGTGCCCACCTCGGTCAAGAAGCCGGATGGCACCTGGGAAACACGCGACGTACTGATGCCAGGGATTGCTGACTATCGCATCAAGGCGGCACGCAGCGGCGAGTATGGTGGCAAGTCGGAGCCAGAGTTCGGACCTGATGTGCGCGAGACGCTCTCCGGTGTTGCGGTAGCCTATCCAGCGTGGTGCCGCATCACGGTGCGCCGGATCGTGCAGGGGCAGGCGCGAGAGTTCGTCGCCACCGAGCGCTGGTTGGAGAACTACGCCACGGCCAAGCGCGACAGCCAGGCGCCGAATGCGATGTGGAAGAAGCGCCCCTATGGCCAACTCGCTAAGGTCGCGGAGGCCCAGGCACTGCGCATGGCGTTCCCTGAGTTTTCGGCCGGCTACACGATGGAGGAAATGCAGGGCAAGACCGGACAGGACGACTGGTCAGGCCCCACGATCGACGCCGAGCCGCCGCCCGATCGCCGCTTGTCCCAGATGGCGCTTGCCGAAGTTGATGCGGCCCGCCAGACGCTCAACGATAGCATCCCGCTGAAGTCGGCAGCAGCCAAGATGGCGCGTCCCGAGCGCAAGGTGGACCCAACGCCCTATGAGGCCGGCCTGGTACCCGAGACGGACGAGCAGAGGTGGAAGCGGAACCTGCTGGCCAAGCTGGCGATGGCGAAATCGCGGGCCGATGTTGTCGCGGTCGGTGCCCTAAAATCCGTCCATGCTGCGCAGGCATCCGGCATACCGGAACTGGCTGTGTGGGTCACGAAAGCGCTGAACGACGCCTTCGCCAAGTTCCCCGAAGAGGAGCCAGAGGCAGCCGAGCCCGGTGACGACCTGGACGAGGTCGTGATCGAGGGCCAGGAGAAGCTCGCGGCAGGCTGATGCGCCTGATACAATTCGGGCCGGGGCAGCACTCCCAATGCTGCACCCGGCCCTTTGACCGTAGGAGAGAACTACGACCATGTCGATTATGCTGACGGAAGTTTACGACGCCTTCAAGGAGGCGAAGGTTTCAGATCCCACCGCGCGCAAAGCCGCAGAGGCCATCGCTGCCTACGATAACCGGCTCGCGGAAATCGTGTCTGACCTGCGGATGCTGAAATGGGCACAGGCTGCGACGTTCGCCATGACGCTCGCCGTGCTCGTCAAGCTGTTCATCCACTAGGAGGGCGGGATGGACGACACACCAGAGCCGACGATCCGGGACGTAATCAAGCTGATGAACGACCAGCACGAGCACGTGCTCAATCGGCTGACCAGGATAGAGGGCGAGGTCCGCGACCTACGCTCGGAGCACAGCGTCACGCGGGACATGGTGATCGCGCTGCCGGGCGTCGTGCTCGGGGCCATCGAGAAGGCGCTGCTGCAGCGTATGCGCACCACCGAGGACCGGCTCGACAAGATGGAGGGCGGGGGGTGATGCTGCTCGCCGCCGGCCTCTGTTTCTTGCTCGTGCTATTTCCCGAGGCATTTGAGGGCTGGTCCGCAGTGCGCGCCGCCAAACGGGAGGCGAGGCGTGCGGCCATGAGCAAATGGGAACTCCGGTTTCGCCTTCTGCGCAACCTCGCGATGTTCGCGTTCATCATCGCATGGGTGCATCACTTATTCACCTGACGCTACTGACCAACGGCCCCACCGATCATCATGCGGTTGACCAGCCCGGGCTGCGATAGGCTGAGCGGCAGGTTCTGCCCGTAAAGCCGCGACATCAGCCGGTTATACGCAAGGAACCCGCTGGCCTGCCCCTGGAGGTTGGGCGCCATGAAGCCCACCCCGGCACCGATCACACGCCCAGGCGCCCCCCCAATATCGGCGCCCAGTTTACCCATCTCGCCAGCGGCCATCATTCGCGACCACATACTTTGTTGCATATGCGTCGCAGTTGGGCTGTTCGCTAAATCCTTTTCCACCGCCTTCATCGCGTTGCCGGTCCCGGCCATATCCGCAATATCCGCCTGCAACTTCGGATGAGGAAACATCACGCTCTGAGCCTCGGGCGAATAGAGTGGCTTGCGCCCTGTCATGGCAGTCGCGAACGAGGTCGGGCTTTCGGTGTTGGTCGCCGCATTGCGCAGCGCGTAGCTGCCGGTCTCGCCAGCCGCTCTCGGGAGGTTCAAAGCCAACCCCTCCAGACGGTCACCGCCAGTCCGCGCCTGCGCCATTGCATACTTCCCGGCTTCCTCTGGACTGGATGCCGTCAGCACCGGGTTGAGATAGTCCTCAAGCGCCCGGTGGCCAGCCGAGGTTGCAGCGTTCGCCTTGGCGAAACTGGCGAACGCATCAGGCGATACGCTGCGTGCTCCCGACTGCATATCGTCGCTCAGCGCGCCATAGAGCCTCCGCAACGCAGCCTGCGAGGTGTCGGCCACAGTGCTGGGATTTTCGATCTTCTCGCCGATTGCTGTGCGTAGGTTCTGCACCGACTGCCACGGCAGACTATTGCCGCCCTGCAGATCGACGCCGAGCGCATCGGATAGTGATTTCAAGGTTGACGGCTGCACCACCTTGCCAGTTTCGGCCGCGCCGGGAAACTTGCCCAGAACGTCTGATAACGTTTGCTGATAGTTGGTCACAGGCGTCGGCGTAGCGGCCGGCACTTTTGAACGGAAATCCTGCCAGAGTTGTTCGGTGCCCTGCTTGAAATTGCTGAGCCAGTTCAACGCATCGGTCTGCAACACATGTCCGACTTCGGCCGGCGTGCTGCTGCTTCCCAGACTGTCAGCGATCTGGCTAAGCCTGTCCTGCCAGGCATTTGTCAGGTTTTCGCGCCCGCTTGCCATACGTCCGGCGGTGCCGGACAGGCGGCTGGCCTGCTTCTCGGCTGCCAGCAACATGGGGTCGCCCGTGGTCGTCCCCGCGAGGTCAGTTGGCAGCCCTTGGCGCAGGAATGCTGCGTACGTGTCGTTCGGGTTGGTATTTCCGATCGCTGTCCCGAGCCGCTGCCCAGTGTTCATGAGCCCGTTGACCGCCATACCGCCGAACAGGCCGCCAAGCAGGCCGCCAATGATAGGATGGTCCGGCAGCAGTTCAGCGCCTTCGCCGCCAGCGGCGCCCGCGCCAGCCCCCGCCGGGATCGCCCAGGGATCGGTCGCGGCCAGCAGCGCGCCGGTCGCCGCATCCATGCCACGTCGCCCGAGCCACGTCTGTGGCTGATACTCCGTGCCGCCCCACGCGTTGAAAGTGGCATCCTTGGCGGTCTGGAAGTCGGGCACCAGGGGATAGTTCGGATTTAACGGGTGCTTGATGGAGGCCAGCGCCGCGTCGGCTCCGACATTCAGCCCCACCTTGTTACCGAGCCAGTCCACCCCTTGCGTGATGAGACGGGGAAACGACTCCAGGCCAGCCGCCGCATTGGCGCCCACCGTCTCGGCAATGCGTCCGGCGTCGGTCAACAGGCTGCCGGACGGTCCGGCTATCGGGTGCTGGCCTACGACAGACCACGGATCGACATTGATGTCGGGTGTCGTGCTGACAACGCCCCAGCCGTCATCCGCCGGTGTTACTGTGTTCGCCATCACTTCACCTGGACGGGCTTGCCGTTACGCAGTGTCCATTGCTGCCCGTTCGAGAACACCGTGACGTGCCCTTCTACGAGGCTGGATAGTGCCTTCGGCGGAAGCGTCGCTGCGGGTGCTGTCTGCTGCGCAGGCGCCGAAGCTGGCGTCTCACGCGCCGGCTGGCGACCGTCAGGCTGCTGCATCTCCTGCGTGACCGGATCATAGATCGGCGCGAAACCGTGGTCGCGGTAGTATTGAGCCTGCCAGTTCAGCGGCAGCGTGCCAGTTGGGTTTTTGGCAGCCTCGGCCACTGCGGCCTGCCCCATCTCGCGCTCATAAGTGTATTGCGACCGCGCCCACGCCATGATGCGTTGCAGCGCCATAGGATCGTTCTGGATGCCTGGCTGCGTATGGATGAATTGCTCCACCTTTCCGTCAGTGATCGCACTTCCGGGGCCGAGGGCCTGTCGTATTATAGCGCCACCGATAACCGAGAGGGTCTTTTGCGCGGTCTGCATATTGCCCACCGCCTCTGGATTGACCCCGAGTGAGGAAGTGTCGATCCCTAGAGACTTCGCAGCGGCCGCGGCGGTAGCGAGAGCATCGCTGAAATAGCCGGTCGGTACGCCGCCCTTCGCCGCCTCGCGGAGTTGGTTGCTCGCGTAGTCGATCTGCCCCTCTTGCTGCGCTGCATTGCGGGCCTGCGCAATCATGGCCGGCAGTTGCTTTGCTACATCCGTGCCCGTTCCGGTTCCCACCGCCTCGGCAGCCTTCCGCGCTGCAATGGCGGCCGGGTCCGCTGGCTGGAGAACATGCGCACCACTTGTGCTGGTCTGCCATACCGTGCCGTCTGGACCGACAACCAACCTGCCAGGTGGCTGGAAGCGCGGCTCGGTGCCGGGCCCACCGACCCAGATGCCGGAACCGGGCGTCGTCTCGTGATAATCGGCCAGTGGCTTCGCTGGATCGTCCAGCTTGCCGGTCAGCGTGTGCAACTGGCCTTCCTGTGTGTTCACCACGCTGTCGTTTTGCAGGGCCAGGGCGGCCTGGGAACGCAGGCCAGCAGCCAGGGTCTTCAGCCGTCCGGTCGGGTCGGGTTGAGCGTCCAGGATCATCGCCCTGCGTTGCAGGTCCATCGCTTCCTGGTACTGCTGCGAGTTCGCGCCAGTAGGCACCTCGGAGGCATGCGGCAGGTTAGCCTGGAATGACGCTGGTGGGGGAATTGGCGCGGCCGCAGCAGACGCTGGAGCGGGCTGTGGCTGCCCGGGCTGTGCCGGCGCCGCTGTGGACCCTGGTGGCGCCGTGGGTGCTGTCGAGGCCACCCGGTATGACCCAGGCGTCCCACCGCCTCCTGCGGGCGCTGCGGTGGCTGTCGTGGTGGGCGCTCCTGTGGCAGGTGGCGTGTAGGCGGTGACCGCGGCGTTCGGATCGGACGGCGCCAGCGTTGGCCGGTAGCGGAACACGTGCTGCACGTAGTTCGGATCGCCGCCGACGCCGAGGCCGTTGTAGGCGTGCAGAGCCGCCGCCTGCACTGCTGGATTATTCGGATCGCCGCCGCCCATCTTGGACTTGAGATACCGCGCGCCGAACAGGATGTTGTTGCGCACGTTGTCCGGTCCGGTGATCGACGCTGGATCGACCCCCTGCATGCCGGGGCCGGGGCTCCGCGCCGTGCTTGGCATGATCTGGAAAAGGCCGATCTCGCCCGACGTGCCGACGTTGTTCGGGTTGAAGCTGCTTTCCTGCCGCGCCTGGGCAAGCAGCAGATCCACCGGGATGCCGGTTTCTTTCGACGCCTCCTCGAAATACGGCAGCCACTCGGTCGGCGCTGAAGCGCTCGCACCCGGGCCACCCGTGCCGCGGGCAGGGATGGCCGCGGATGGCGTCGCAGCCGCCCCAGACGCCGCTGCTCCACCATACCCTGGCTGCCTTGGCGTCAGCGCTGCATTGATCGCCGCGGTGGTTCCCGCCGGCGTCGCGATGCCCAGCTTGTACTGGTCAGTCACAGGCAGGCTCTGGCTGACCAGCATCTGCAGCGACTGCTCGTCGGGCAACGTCGGGGGCGCGTACTTGGCCAGGCCCTGCGACTGCAGCACCCCAACCCCCTGCGCATACGCCTGCGCGCGCGCAGCAGGGTCTTTGATGTTCAGCAATCCAGCCGCAAGCCGCCCGACCTGTTCGTGGTCAGCCGCAGTCAGATCGAGCTGCTGGGCTTGCATGTGCAGTTGGTTGCTCTGATACGCCTGCCCCGCCTGCGCCACCTTGGCGGCGTCATACAGCATGTTCGGATTAGGCCCCGGCGAGACCTGCGGGCTTGAGAATGAAAAGGACATTATGTGTCGCCCCTATCGATTAGATGGCGAGCGCAGAGCCAGGCGCGGCATAAGCAATCCCCTGCACCGGCAGGCTGCTTCCGCCGCCAGCGCCGCCGATGTAACTCTGGAACCCCTTATTGGTCAGCAACTGATTGGCGCCTGTGCCGAGACTGCTCGCAACGTTGCCGTAGATGCTGCTCTCCGCCCCCGCTGCACCCGTATCGATCTTGCCGATGTCAGAAGCGCCCCCGGTCGCCGCGCTGGCAATGCCGCCGGCCGCCGTCAGGCCAGCTCCCGAAAGCTGCTGCAATCTGTTCCAGTAGTTGCCGAAGTCGCTGGCCGCCAACCCGCTGCCGAACGTGTCCTCGGCCTTGATCGTGGCACCGGATCGGAGAATGCCTCGTGAGGCCGCCCCAGCATCCACCGCTCGAAGACCCTCGCCCAGTTGCCACTGGTATCCGGGGCTTTGCTGGAACTTAGCCATCGCCGCGTCTGCCGCAGGCTGCCCGTTCAACCCGAGCAGGTCCGACTGGTCCGCCAGCGCCGGCTGCCCAGCCGTGGTCCACGGCGACAGTTGGTTGGTGGCAGTCTGAACACCCTGCTGGATCGCGGCATTGGCCGCCGACTGTCCGCTCTTGATGGCCTGAGATTGCATGACGCCGCCAGCGATTGCGCCAGCAGCACCGATCCCAGCCGCAGCCACAGCGAACGGCATCTCAGTTCTCCTCGAAATCCAGGTGATGTTCCTCGGCAACCGCAGGCTCGTCGTCTGCCTCGAGGTGGTCCGCGTTGTGGATGCAGGCCAGCACAACACCCGGCGTAAGCGTCAGGAAAGAATGCATGACGTGCGCCGGAATGCGGATCGTAGCAGGAGCGCAGTGCTCGGTCGGCCCGTCATCATCGCCCTCTCGCCACAGACGAACGCGACCTTGTAGTAGGGCCGTCAGGTGACCGTACTCGTGCCCATGTTGGGGTATCAGCGTGTCAGCGTCCGGGATACGGTATACGCGATAGTATATACCGGCGTAGATCGTCAGGCTGATCGTCTCTGGCTGGTTGGGGGCGCGTTTCATGTGCTAACGTCCTCTGGCGACCGGCTGCCCGCGAGAGCGGGCGATTGTGCCCGCTCAGGGTGACGGTTCGCATCGGGAGACACTGGAATGGTATTCCGTGTGTTCTTCCGGTGGGCAGGAAAGCGGATCACGGTTCGTATCACGATCCGCTTCCTAGCCTAAACCGGAGGTCGGTCGGCTGCGAGAACAGCCGGCCGGCTTCTGGAAGGCTACTCCACTCGCATGCTCACGATCAAGGTCACACGATCCGTCTGGCCTTCATTGACCGTGGAATGAGTTTGCAAATTGTCAAAAAGAAAACACTCTCCGACGTTCATCACAACGCGCTCATCGCCGCATGTGTTGTAGCAGCCAGGGTTGGTCGCCAGCGGCAGATATGCTTTCGTCTGGAACCATTCGCTGTGCCACCGCCCCTTGTCGTCGTGCGGCGCGACCTGGCCTCCTGCGGGGACTCTGGTGATCAGGCAGCCACCGAGTTCCACCGCCTCAACCCGTGACATCAACCCGAACACGATCGGGCGAAGATGCGGCAGCGCGTGCCAGGCCGGATACCACTGGCAACGGAACATCTCAGCGAAGGCTTCACGGTCTGTCAGTTGCTCAGGCGCCCTGAAGCGAAGCCAAATATCGTCTGTCCCTACAAACGAGCCAGCGCCGCCAGTGCGCGCCCTGTGCTGGTTCCACAACTCCGGCTGCCTGTAGAGCGCCATGGCCAAGGGCAGCACTTCCACCCCGGATGCTATCTTGATGAAGTTACGCATCGTCCCTCCGCCTGCTTCACCTCAAGCCACTTCTCAAAGCAGCGGATTACCTCCTCGCTCGTGTTGTGACACTCCACCGTTACGAGCGCATGCCGCCATCCGTTATTCAGTAGGATCGCAATTCCATAAGCCCCACCGTGGTCCCGCTCGCTCGTGCGAACAGACTTGATCCGATCGCCAAAGTGCTCCTCGACGTGCAGTCGCATCTTCTCGATCCAGTCATCCATCACCGGGCCCTACGCGCCCTGATGGTGCCTGACGCCGTCGCGCTGCCGCTGAACGAGCCGAGCGCCTGCAGCCACACCGTCGTCGCCGCCGTCACGTTGTAGCGCTTCAGCGCCGCGTTGATCCCGTTCACCACACTGCCCGTGGTCGGAAACGTTGCCGCGATCTGCGTGTCGATGCCATCCAGACCAGCGCCGAAGATGTTGCGGGTGCCGCCTGGCGAGCTGATTTGCGCGTTGCCGGTCACATCCCAGTCGCCGGCCGGCAAATCGAGCGACACCACGTTGATCGGTACATTGTTCACCAGCGCCACCCCGGTTGCCGAGGCCGTCATGTATTCCCCGACCTGGCCCGCCGCTGCATCGGACCCGTCCGTGACGCCCCTGCCAATCTGCGAGAGAGCGTCAGACATGCTGCGGAAATAACCGCTCCACGCCTGGGTGTGCTGGCCGCTCGTCTCCAGCGGCGCCTCGTTGACCGGCGGCGGCGGCGCCAGCGCCATCAGGCGCTCCCCTTCGTCACATCCACATCGATGCCGTAGATCGTGGCGTGGTGCGTCAGGGTGACGCGGAACATGCGCTGTCTGAACGAGCCCAGCCGCGTGGTGTAAACCCGCACGCGATCACCGTAGGCGGTGCCTGCCGTCATCGTGCGGCCCGGGCTCCAGGTGCGCCCGCCGTCGTCCGACCAGTCGAGCACAACGTCCCTCGTCGGTTGCAGCCCGCCCGCCTCCATCTCGATCTCCAGCCGCGCGCAGAACGCCCGGTAGGTCCCGGCCCACAATGGCGGCGTGATGAACTGTCGCATCACCGTGATGTCGTTGTCGGTGTCGATGATAAAGTTCAACCCGGCCGGATTGACGAAATAGCTACGTCCATCCACTGAACTGCCAAAGTGGTTGACGGTATCGACGCGGCCCACCGCATAGGGAAGCCACGGCCCGGAGCCGTCAGCGCTGCTCGACCGCTCAGCCCACGCCCCGGTTGCTACGTCATAAACCAGCGAGCGGTCGGGGAGGTTGAGCACGTAGAAGGTATGCCCACCCTCGAAATAAGACAGTGCCGAGCTAATCGCTGTCACACCGGCAAAGTTGATAATATCCTCGATGGCGTGCGTTGAAACGCGCTGCGCCTTGTAGCCGACGCTCCGGTTGACCATGCCGTTGGTGCCGACCCAGAACAGCGAACCATCACAGATCGCCGCCGAGCGGATTGTCCCGCAGCCGGTCTGCAGCACGCCGCCATTCTGCCGCCTGAACGGGAAGAACGAGAGGCCGGCGGATAGACCTGTCTCCAGCCCTGACGAGCCAGCGTCATACCAAATTTCTATCCCACCGTCGCCCAGCAGCCACAACTCACCGCGCAGCGTCATCACCCGGCGGATCACGTTGGGCACGCCATCGGCATAGGCGAAGTCGAGCGCATCATAGGCGGTGGGATCGAGCAGCAGCGAGGTGAAGAACTGACCGCCAATTTCATCCTGGCTGAACACGAAATAGCCGTCGAGATAGGTCACCGAGCGGGCGCCCGGGAAGTCGCCGCCAATCTGGTTCAGCGGTCCGCCGTGCGTGCATGTGAAGGCGTTCGGTGGCACGCAGACCACGGCGCCGTTGACGCCGACTGCGATCGTGACCATCAGGTTGAACGGAAAGTCGGTGCCGCTCGGCGTGCCGATGTCACCCAGATCCTCGACAACGAGCGTCGTGCTGCCGATCGGCTGCGTTGCCCGGTAGAAGTGCGTGCCGGACGCGACGTAGATGTTGCCGGGGTAATCGGTGTTCATGGCATGGACCGGCCCGGTGCCGTAGGTGACGCCCCCCCAGATCAAGCCTGGCGTGGCGATCAGCGCGGCTGCAGTGCGGCTGTCTGCCGGTTCCTGCTCGGCATACAGATTGAGGAGCCGTTTGTGCTGGAGCGGCGGCGAGGCGTGCTGGTAGCTCTCCAGCGGCAGCGGAATGCGCTGCATGCCGGACGCGGGTGCAGGCGCGGCTTGGGTGGCGCTGCCAGACATCAGGCGTTAGGCCCCATCGAGGCTTCCCACCAGATGCTGGCGTTGGCTGTCAGTGCGGTGTCGGCATTCACTGTGATGCTGGTCGCGGTGATTGTGCCTAGGGCGAATGTGTGGTTCTGCTGGTTGCTAGAGATGAGGATGCCGCCTTGCGGGGTGTTTGGCAGCCCGTGCGCGAAGGTCACCGACGCGGCTCCCGAGGGCATAGTCGCGGTGCCACAGTTGCGCGAGGCGTACCCTGTGTTGCCGCGAATAGCGCGGGTGGGCGCCCAGCCGACCGCGTCGCCACCTATGGTCGAGCCGTTGCTGATGAAGAGGTTGCTGGTCACCGCAAAGATGTTAATGCCGTTCTGGATCGTCACCCCAGCCCCGGTGTTGTTCTGGAAGCTGCAGCCGTCGATCATCGTGCCGTTGGCACCGAGGGTTTCGATGATGGCACCGGCGCCGTTCACGTCGAACATGCAGCCGCTAACCAGGCATTCCATGCCGGCATTCACCAAGCCGGTGATCTTATTGTTGAAGAACCGCGCACCGCTGATCTTTGCGCTACCGTAGGGCGTCGCGGCGGTCTCGATGAACAATCCCACCCCGCTGCCGGCGACAAGCTGGCCGGCGCTGCTGAACCACGAACCAGAAACGTCAAGCAGCACCACACTGCTCGCGGCTACGTGCAGCGAGTAGTCCGTGCAGCTATCGATGACACAGCGTTCCCCGAAGAAAATCTCCCGGTTGGTGGCGCCGGTGTTAATTTTACTAAGGAGGACGCCGGTGCCGCATTGCGATATTTCGCCGTTGAAGTAGACGCCGCCCAGGCTGCCCAGGATATTGGCGCCAACGGTGCAAAACAGGATGCGCCCGTCGATCGTCAACTCGCCACCTCCGGAGCCGGTTCCCGCAGCAGCGATGCCGTTGGCTGCGCAGATCGTGACGCACGCCGCATCCAGGTAGACGCGCGACAATCCGAGCGTGAAGTCGTAGCCGTTGTTGAGGCGATGGACGCCGCCGAGCCCCTGATAGTTGCTCACCGATCCGACTTGCACGTTATACCAGGTCGAGTCGTAGACGACGCCGAGGGCCTTGAAGCCGGCCCCGGCAGTCTTGGCGACGGTGGCCCAGAGCGACAGATCGCGGAACACCAGCCGGTTGACACCGGTTGCCAGTTGAAAGTGATCGGAGGTCGCATTGGTCGAGCGGATTTCTGAGTTGCAACCCTCGGTCACAGTGTTCGACCGACCGACGAGGATCGGAGATGATGTGAGATAGACACCTTGTGGAAACAGCACGACAGCGCCGGAGGCTGGCACAGCGGCATAGGCAGCATTGATGGCAGCGGTATCGTCGGTGGCACCGTCGCCCTTCGCCCCCCAGTCGCGCACGTTGATCCACGGTAGGCCGGCGGCGATGTAGCTGCTGACGTAGCTACGGAACGCGGTGGCGGCGAAGCGTCCCGACCCCGCGCGCTCTCCAACCATCGACGAGGCATCGTTGACCGCGCCGAGGTCGGGCATGTCGACAATGCGGACGCCGGGGAACGTGCCTGTCGTGACGCTCATGGCAATGGCCCTCCGGCGAGATAAATAGCTTCGCCCGGATCGGTCAGCGTCGCCGGGTTGGGATCGGTGAGCATAATGACCGGGTTGACTGTGCGCGGCACCGAGTGCCTCAGATGCAGCCGCCCCTCGGCCAGCAGATCAGTCCCGCCGCCGCCGTCGTAGTCGAGCTGGAGCGCGTAGGCGCAGCGCCGCGGCCAGCCCGCCATGGTGGCCGTGGGGAAGCTGATGTCGAACGCGCCGAGGGCATCGCTGATCACGCCCGTGCCGACCCAAAGCACCGTCTGCGGGCACTGCGGCCAGTGCCAGTAGGCGCCATAGTCCCACGAGGAGCGGCCGTGCTGATCGGGCCAGACCAGCATTTGCAGCACCGGGCCACCGATGCCACCGCTCAGGTCGATGCCCTGCGCGCAGACGCTGTCGCTGTCCACCACGGTAACGCGCAGGAACAGCGAGTCCGCGCGGCCAAGCACCAGGTCGCGGCGTGGGATGTGGACCGGCGAGGTGCGCATGTAGGGCACCGTCATGGCGAATGAGGGCATGCTCTATCCGATCATCGTGACGATGGGGCCGCCGGCCCGGATGGCGACGCGGGCCCAGTGTTCTATCGCAACCTGCGTCACTACGGCTTGCACCCCGGTGCCGGTGACTGTTGCCCAATGCTCTGCTGCGATCTGTGTGACCTGTGCTTGTGGGCTGGTGGTCAGCCAGTGTTCGGCACTGATCTGTGAAGCGAGAGCGTTGGTAGGGATCGACGCGCCTGCGGTGAAGCCGCTGGTGAAGCCCGACGGCACGGTGCCGGTGAAGGCGGTGTCACCGAAGTTGGCAATAAACTGATCGCCAGACGCTGCGACATTGCCAGATGGGTATAACGGAATACCGCCGCCGACGTTTATGGAAATACCCCCGACTCCAGTCGCCGGGTTCGCCGCGGTTACGCCGTTCCAGTTGCCTGCCGCACCAAGGCGAAGCCACATCAAGCGAGCACCCGCATCTACCGCGTGACAGATGACAGCGCCGCTCGACCACGCACCGATAGCCGTTGAAACCGAGACGCCATCGACCCAGATGGCACCGCCACGATTAAGTCCAGCGGTCCCAACATTGGCAGTGTTGAATGCAGCACTGAGAAGGGAAGTGGACGACGCAACACCGACGCCGCTGCTAACGCTATTCGCTGTGTTGTAAGTGACTTCCCAATAGAACTTGCCGGTGATTTGCTTGTCGATCGCTCTGAGCGCACCGATGATGCCTGACGCCCAAGTGGCAACTAAATTGCCACCAGACAGAGTGATGCCAGCAGCTTTGTCACTCGGGTTCCACGTGGTGTTGGCCATCAGGCGATCACAGTCGGGCCGATAGTCACATTGTTCACCGCAGCAGCCGTCCACGCTGCTGATGTGTTCGGATCAGTCAGATCACTGCGCCACACCCATTGCCAACCACTCGTGGTCAGCACCGCTGTGGTCGATGCCACCGTGGCACTGCCTGACTTGAGTTGCACAGCAGCCGTGCGTGTGCCTGCGTCTGACTTCTCCATGTAGCCGCGTGTCGTCACCATGAACGTAGATACAGGTGTCGATGCGATGGTAGCGATACCGTAGAAGTCAGCGTCGCCTGGGGTGCTGTCGTAGACGTAGCTGGTGGTGGTGTCCTGCTGGGCTTCGTTGACGACCGTGAAGTTACCGGCAGTCGCTATCGTCAGCGTGCATAAAATCATAGTGGAAGAAGTCGGGCTTCCAGGTGACGCCACTGGGAAACTTGCGTAGGCAGTAGTAGTGAACCATGTCGGAGTGCCACCGCCCGAAGTGTAAGTGCCTGAAGTTGTGTCGCTACAAAAGCCGATAAAATACTGAACCCCTTTGGTCACAGCGATCGACGTGCCAAAAGTGAAGGTGTTCGCACCAGTGACGGGGTTCACGATGGAAGTCGCAGAGCCGAGAACTGCGGCAGGCTGGCCAGTCGCGCCGAGGGCGGTAGCAGCAAAGATCGAACACTTCATATTGCCGGTATAGCCAGCGGTCATCGTGACCGTCGCGGTGCTGATCGTCCCATCATACGCAGCAACAAACCCTGCGTATTGAGCGCGTCCCGCTGTGACCGCGACCGTGGTGGCGGCGGTGGTTGTCGCTTGTAGGTAGGGGTTCGGCGACCGTGAGAACTGCACGGTGGCATCGCTCGCTGGCATGCGGGTGTAGCAGCGGATGTCGCCCATCCAAGCGACGGATGATGCGTCCGAGCGCCAGAACAGGTCGTCGATGTTGCCTGCGGACCCGCCACTTATTCCTATCCTATTTGCGTAATTGTTGGCCGTGCCTCCGCGTGTGTTGAGCACTGCGCCGCTATCGAAATCGTCCACATTGTTGCCATTCTTTCGAACGCGGAAGCGGCCGGTCGTGTTGTTGATCACCACCTCCATCTCGAAGGCATACCAAGTATTCTGCACCGTGAATGCGCCGGTATATGTCGCAAGTGTCGCTCCGGCTTGGTTTGTGGAGGTTAGCAAGATCGCGCCATCGCTGCGAAACACGATGGTGCATTGCGCTGTGCCTGCGTCTTGCAGTTGGACAAAGGCGTTGATCGTCGAGCCGCTTATTGCCGAGGTTTGAAAATAGGCAAGAACGACATGATGCACCGCGTCGTTTGCACCACTCGATTTAATCAAGACAGGACTAGCATTACCGCCCAAAGTGACGCGCTGACTTCCCGTAAAGCGACCTCCAGCCGCAAGGGTAAAACTACCAGCAACTCCACTGTCCCAATACCCATTGAGAGCATCGGCTGGCGCCGCATACAGATCGAACCCATCGCCAAATGACCACGCCATCCCGCTAACTCCACGTCACAGCGAGCGACAGCAATGCATCAGTCGGGCTGCTGGTCGCTGATGTGATGACCGCTGTGATCCGCTGGCCTGCCGTGAAGGTGTTCGCCGCCGAGGCTGTCGCGGTCGCTGGCGTCGCGCTGCTCACGGATACCGCCGACAGCCCGGTCACGTTCGTCCCGTTGATCTGGATCGCCACGCTGAAGCTTCCATTGCCGGTGAAATAGGTCAGCGCGGTTATGGTGCCAGCATACGGCGCGTCATAGGCCAGCCAGACGGTATCATTGGCAACGATCGCGCCGGTCACCCACTGGGCCTGGAGACGTGCGGTGTTGCGCGATGTGGCTGGTGTGCCAGCGGGGCCTTGGGGGCCTGTCGCTCCGGTGGCGCCTGTTGGTCCGGTGGGGCCTGGCACGGTGCTAGCCGCGCCGGCAGGTCCAGCAGGGCCAGTTGCCCCAGCCGGCCCCGTTGGTCCTGGCACCGTGCTGTCGGCGCCAGGCGGCCCTGGAGGCCCCGGCGTAGCAGGCCCAGGCGGTCCAGCCGGTCCTGGTGGCCCGCGCCACGCATCGCCTATGGGATCGCACGGCACGTCCGGCGGCTGCGGGTTGCCCGCGAAGTCAGGGCCACCAGGAACGCTCGAGGACGGTGAGCCAGCGAACGACGGTCCGCCGGGGATGCTCACGCCGTCAGGCATTGTCAGCGTCCTCCATGGAGAACCGTGGCTGCGACTGCTGCTGCAACTGCTGCATTAGGGCGTCGATGATCGGGCGCACGATCCGGTGCTGCCCAGCGTCCAAATGGCCGAGCACCGCCTCCCATTGCTGCGCGGTGAGCGTGGCGGAGAGCGAGTGGTTGGGTTCGATCGGCTGCATGTCCATGTCAGACACCTGCCACCGCGGCCCAAGTGCTTCCACCAGTCTGGTTAACGTAAAGATGTGCTCCTGCCGCACCATCGGTGCGTATCCATAGCGAGCCGTTTGGTGCTGTGCCGGAGGGAGCGCCAGTGCCTGCACGAATGGTCGGACCCGTGGTTGCGGCGTTCAATGCTATCGTGGTGAACGCACCGGCCGCTACGCCTGACTGGCCGATTGCGATATAGTTTATTCCAGTGGTGTCGATGTAGCCGTTTGCCGCACTCGGCCCGATCAGCAGCGCGGTGCCCGCAGTGACTGCCCCGGTTGCGACAAGCGCCGTGAATGTGCCCGTATTGGCAGACTGCGCCCCAACGGGCAGCCCATTGAGCCCGGTACTATTGATATATCCGACGCCGGTCGTGCCAAGCGTAAACACATGGGCGGCACTGGCAGGAGCAACATAATTGAGTTGCCCGCTGGTGACATCAAATCCGTAAGTCCCGCCATACAGATCGACGTGCTTGGTCAGATCGGTCGTGCTTGCCGCAAAAGCAGAACCGAGATGCAGGCCGCCAGACGCCGTGACCGGCCCCGGCATGGTGATCGCGCCATTTGCCGCAACCGAAAAGCGCACTGTCTCCGCTGGATCAGCACTGACGATGTGAAACACGCCGTCAACGTCGAACTCTATGCCGGTGCCCACCGTGCCAGCGTCGCAGCGGATGAAGCCGCCCCGCGTGTTATTGCCGTCGATGATCCATTGCATTTCTGTGCGTGGCGCCATTGACGTAGCAATGAAGGTTCCGGCAGGGGTGGACGCCAGCGCATCGTGGCCGAATACAATGCCCTTGGCCCAGGTGCCTCCTGTTTTGATAATGCCGATCGCAGCAGAGCAGGGATACTGTGTCGGGGAGCCACTTGGCGGATCGCCACCTGACTGTATCCACAGTCCTATCGTGCTGCCATACGCCCCACTTATATAGGCATTAAGTTCGACGGTCGGTGCCAGATTGCAGATGCCGAACTCAGCACCTAGCGTGGTAGGCGCCCCCGCGTAACGCCGTGTTGAGCCGTAGAAAGCCCAAGTGTTACCGGCGTTTGGGCTTGTGCTGTCCGACATGGCGAACGCAGCAAACCCGATATTCGCGGTCAGATTGCCGGTCCCATTGAAAATCTGATCTGAGGCTTTGACGGCAGCCGAACAGGCGATGTTGAAACCAGGGACGGTATAGAATGCTGCGAACGATTGCAGGTCGTAATACGTCAGGCCAGCCTGACCGACCCAGGTATAGTGCGAAGTGTCGCGCATAGCGGGATTGGCAACGCCGCCGAAGATGCCAGTCGTGGCTGTAACCCCGCTGCCCGTCACCGTGCCGCCGGCGAGCGGCAGGAACGGCGCACCTGCGGGCAATGGGCCTGGGACGCCCTGTGGTCCTGGCGGTCCCATCGGTCCAGGTGGCCCGACCCACGCAGCCGGATCGGGTGGCCCAGAGGCCGTCGAGTAGTCACTGTAGTTCAAGCGATATGCCATGAGGAGCGTGCTCCGCTGGTGTTAGAAATACGCCACCGACACAGTCTCGCCACTGCTCGGCAGCGCGACATAGCGGTAGATCGCCACCATGGCATCGCGCGTGTCGTTGGGATCGGTATCGCCGCCGAACAGCGGCGCCAGCGCATCAGCCGCCAGCGTGGCATACGGATCGCTCAGCGGGTCCGGTATGTCTTGGATCGACCACCGAGCAATGCCACGCATCACGAGGTCGTTGTGAACATTCGTCACCGCCTGCTGTGCGTTGTTGTCGGCCGACAACACCATGGCGCCCTTGCGGATGCGCGCCTCGTGCAGCGGTACCATCGCCGGGTCGATGGATTTGCCGAAGGACGACCCAGCCATTGCCGCGGTGAGCTTGGTGTATTCCTCCGTGAACGCGCGCGGCACGGAGCCGACCGGCCACCACACCACGCCCTGAGCGTCCAATGCCGCATGCACGCTCGCCACCTTGTCGCGCATGAAGTCCATGTCGGACGGGATGGGCGTTTCGTCCGAAGCGATGACGCCCAACTCGATCAGGGCGCCGATCGCGATGACATCGAATGAAACCATCTCCGTCAGGGTCGGGCTGTCATCGAGCGGTACGATCCGCACGCCAAGGCGACGGAGGGCCATCTGTGCGATCGTACCGACCGATGTCGTCATCTCAGGCCACCACGACGCCAACGGACGGCGGCGCCGCCGCCGAGCCCGCCGCGTTGGTCGCGGTCACCGTGCAGGTAGCGCTCTGTCCAACGTCAGCCGCCTGCACGTCGTAGGTCGCTGCGTCAGTGCCGACGCCCACGCTGTTGACCTGCCAGGCGTAGCTGTAGGACGTGGGCTCGCCGGACCATTCGCCCTGGGTGCAGGAGAGCGTCGTGCCGCTCTGGGTGACCGCTGGGGTGGCGGTGTTGACCGGCGCAGTGGCCGCGCCGCCGTTGCCGCCATTGCCACCGTTGCCGCCGGTTGGAGGCACCTCTACCTCAGCGCCAGGGTCGGCCGGGTCAACGCCCAGCTCCACGTATCCCGCATCGCGCAGCATCGTGTTGTGCTCGAGGTTGTCGTAGACGCCGCGCGCCCCGGCCGAGGCCGCGCTGTCGGGCGGCAGGACCACCGTGGCGCCCTGGATGCCGGCGATCTGTTCTGGCGTGGGCGGCTCTAGGCCGGCCTCAGCCGCGGCCGCGGTGACGGACGCTGATACGGCGGGCAGCGGCCGGCGCTCACGACGCGGCGTGTGTTGTTCTTCCATTGGATGTCTCCTGTGAGAAAAGCAGGAGGCCAATCAGTGACCTCCTGTCGTAGCTACAAACAGCTATGCGTCAGCGACCGCTGCGCTCCAAACGGTCATCACGCCATTATCGACCGGTTTAGTAGTGTCAACAGTAGGATCAGTGCCAAATCTTAATTTTTGTACTCCTCTTATTTCCTCAACGCCAACGCCATTCATAAATCCGTAGTCCCTTGTGTTGGTTATTACTTTCGTCCTTTGCGCCCAAGCAATCCCTATTGCTTGCGCCCCGCAGAGGTAGGACGCGCCGCAGTCGATGGTGGAGCCGCCAGGATCGCCGGTATGCAGGATCGGCAACTCGGGGATTTCGCGGATGATGACCCCATCGTAAATAAGGTCACCAGCCGTGAACAACGGATTGTCGCTGCCACGGTTCCAGGCGTATTGCAAGGCGTTGATGATGACCGGGTCGAGCATCAGGTCACGGAACACGAGGCTCGGGACGAACATCACGTACCATTCCTCGTCATTACTGATCCTGATGGGGCGGATTTTCGGTACTGCGGTCCTGGCCAGCCGCTTTGCGAGGGTGATTTGCGCGGCGGTCATCTTGTCGGCGGCATTGTCCACGGTTGCCAATGCAGTTGCATATACACCGGAGACTGCGTTGGCCTTGGAGATCCCGAACAGCACCCGATCGGCGTTGTTGACCAGCCAGGTGTTGCGCTGGGCTGCGGAGGCGGCGGCGTAGGTGACCTGCACGTTGCCGTCTGCGGTGATCGCTCCGAGCGACGAGATGATGTCAGTGCGGAGCTTGTTAGCGGCCCAGTTCTTTAGGACGCTCCTGCCGGCTTGCAGCAGGTCGATCACCGACTTCTGTTCGTCCCAGTCACTCACGGCGACCGCGTGGCGGATGACGCTGACCACGACGTTTAGGCTGCGGGCGTTTAATATTTCTTCGTTGCCCTCGAGCACCGTGTTGCCGGAAACGCCTGCCCCGACCAGGTTCCTGACCGTGGGGAAGACGACAGTATCGCCGGGTTTGCGCGTAAGATCAGTCTGCAACTGTATCATGGCATCCATAGTGGTGCCGAAATACGGTGTGAACTGATTTTCGCGAAGGAACTCTACCCAGAAGTCACTTTGCCATTGTATTGGAGTTAAGCCCGGTCTTGCCGGGGTTAGGATCATGTCAGCCATTGTTTGGGGTTCCGCATTGGGATTGCGGCCCGCTTCGACGACCCGGACTCGATAGGTCGAACCGCCCGCTTGTTACGACCCGGCTA